TACCAAAGTCTTAGGTAAAGCAGGTGATGACTTTGAAGAGTTTCTCGCCTTGGACAAACTCAAGGAACAGAAGCGCGAATTAGAGTCGCATATGCGGCTTTTCGGAAGACCAGGATTGTTCGATGATTGGGTATCCTATCAGGGTCAGATGCGAAAACAGCGTAAGGAAGCCTTGCGTAAGAAGCAGAAGGAAGCCGAAGAATTACGAGAAATGCTCACTTGGATATTCATAATCGTAGTTCTCTGGGGTGGTATCTGTGGAACAGCTTACTGGTGGTTTTTTAGCTAATGTGGTTTTTAGTTTGGTTACAGTTCATGCATGGCGAATTTGAGTATTACCATATCGCTACCTTTGGCTCTGAAGAAGTCTGCAAAGCCGAACTATTAAAATCCAAAGTCCTGATCACTAACTCAGCCAGTTCAGTAGAATGCTTTGAGGTCGATAGAAATGGCTAGGAAAAAGAAGAAAATACCTGCAAGTCGAAAGTATGCCAACGGCACTGAGTACAAAGATGGTGATGGTGTCACTCGTAAGAGAACCTCTGCTAAAGGAACAAAGCGCGGAGATGCCTACTGCGCCAGAAGTTCAGGACAGAAGCAGACTGCAAAAGTCAAAGTCAGGCGTAAGGCTTGGGGCTGTAGAGGTAAGAAGTCCGTAAGAGGATAAGATGCAGCTACTTAGTCATGGGTCAAAGCACACGCTCTATGATGATCGGGGCTTTGTAATAATTATTACTAGAACAAAATCTATAGTCACAAAATTCATGGAAAAACAAAATGGCAGCAAAGAAGAAGAACTCCTTAGTGGGAAACATCCAAAAAAGAAAAAAAGCAGGAACAAGTCGCTCAAAGAAGAATAGCACTATCAGCCCTGCAGCTTATAAAGATATGACTAGTGGTTGGCCTAAGAAGAAGAAAAAGAAATGATCTTAGGCGCACTTCTAGCTTGTATGATGCCCTACGATGCAACGACTTGCACAGTGGTTCCCTATGAAAAAGAAATGTTCATAGACATGGCTTCTTGCCAACTAGAGATGACTAATTTTGCAGAATACACAGCAAATAATTTTCAAATAGTGGCTAGACCTTACTGTTTTAAATTACCAACTAATTCAATCTAGGGGCTTTAAATGGAAGACAGGCTAGACCGCATTGAAACCAAAGTGGACAAACTGAGCGAGTGTATGATTGAAATGGTGCGAATGGAAGAACGCATGGTCACTGCATTCAAGAGGATGGACAACATAGTTGAATATCAAAAGAAAGCAGATGACAGGCTAGACGAAATGGAAAAGCAAGCCCTCGTTCGAGGACAGAAGATTGCCTTTGCCGAGCGTATATTCTGGATGATTGCCACAGGTTTTGTTGGCTTGTGCTTCGTATTTCTGAGGTAAATTATGGAAGAGAAGAAACAACTCACTGACATGCAGTCTCTATTTCTAGAGCTACTGATGACACCTGAATGTAGAGGTAATATTCGCCTCGCTATGAAGGAAGCAGGATACGCAGATACAACTAGTATATCTGCAGTCGTAGGACCACTACAGAAGGAGATCAACGAGAAGGCATCCCTGATGTTGGCTATGAATGCTCCAAAGGCTGCATACGGACTATCAGAGGTGTTAGACAACCCCGAAGCTATGGGGGCTAGAAACTCAATAGCCGCTGCAGCCCAGATACTAGATCGAACAGGGTTGATTAAGAAAGAGCAAGTAGAAGTAAACAACACAGGCGGTGCGATGTTTATATTGCCACCGAAAAATGACGATTGAATGAATGGCCTAGTCGCACTCGACCCAACAAGAATGCGAAAATACCATATGCTTACGTAGAGTCGGGTGATGATCCACTAGTCTTAGTACCTGATCAGGAAAAGGCAGACTACGTAAATCAGGCTATGGATTACTTAGAGGAAGGTAACTCCTCTCGAAAAGTTGCTGCGTGGCTGATTAGTAAGACAGGTGACACAATTACTCACCAAGGTCTTATTCTTATCTGGAAGCGTTTCAGAGGCAAGGGTACTGAGAACCCCTCTAAGAGACTGAAGCAATTAGATAAGGAAGCCAAGAAGAGAAAGCCAAAGACAACGGCTGAGAAGAAACTAGCCATAGCAAAGCGTAAGCAGACAGACGCTAAACGCAGACTTACACTAGCCAAGAAGGGATTAGAGCAACTTACTCCTAAAGAAGATAGCCCCTCAAGTACGCTAGACTTCGACAGTATTGAGCAACAAAAGCAGAAGCAGGAAGTAGTCTTCGCCCCCAATGAAGGACCACAGACAGACTTCCTAGCCGCGAGTGAACGAGAGGTATTATTCGGAGGCGCAGCAGGTGGCGGAAAAACTTTCAGCCTGATTTCTGACCCCATGAGATACTTCGCAAACCCTAATTTTAATGGGTTAATACTACGTAGAACAAATGATGAGCTGAGGGAAATTGTCTGGAAGACGCAGGAGCTTTATCCCAAGGCATTCAAGGGAGCTAGATGGGCAGAGAAGAAGTCACAGTGGACTTTCCCAAGTGGTGCTAAATTATGGCTCACTTATCTAGAGAGAGACCAAGACGTTCTTCGGTATCAAGGTCAGGCGTTTAGTTACATAGCCTTCGACGAGTTAACGCAATATCCAACAGACTTCGCTTGGAACTACATGCGCTCTCGACTACGTACCACAGACCCTACCCTGCCCATCTACATGAGAGCAACCACGAATCCTGGGGGTATAGGACACGGTTGGGTTAAGAGGACGTTTATAGACCCTGCCCCTGCAAACACCAAGTTTGTAGCCAAAGACATCGAGACAGGGGAAGACTTAGTCTACCCAGACCATCACGAAAAAGCAGGTGAGCCACTCTTCTACAGACGCTTCATACCTGCAAAGTTATCTGACAATCCCTACCTAATGGAAGGTGGTCAGTACGAGGCTAACTTGCTCTCTCTACCAGAGATGCAGCGTAGGCAGCTACTAGAAGGAGATTGGTCAGTTGCAGACGGTGCGGCATTTCCTGAATTTAGACAGAAATATCATGTTATTGAACCTTATGATATTCCGACTGACTGGGTCAGATTTAGGTCATGCGACTACGGCTATGCTAGTTATAGCGCAGTGCATTGGTTTGCTATCGATCCAAGCTATGAAACTTTAATCTGCTACCGTGAATTGTACCTGACCAAACATACAGGCAGGGATCTAGCTAGGGCAATACTAGAGGCCGAAGGTTCAGAGAAGATGCAGTATGGGGTCTTAGACTCCTCATGTTGGCACAAAAGAGGGCAAATGGGTCCATCCATAGCCGAAGAAATGATAGCTGAGGGATGTAGGTGGAGACCAAGTGACCGAACTAACGGTGCTAGAATAGCAGGAAAGAACCGACTGCACGAAGTATTAAAGGTAGATGAGGATACAGAGAAGGCAGGAATACAGTTTTTCAACACATGCCGACAAGTAATAGCAGATTTACCAATTATTCCTTCCGACCCCAAAGGCGGTGACGACATAGACGCCCGAACCTCGCAACAGAGACACACTTATGACTCAATAAGGTACGCAGTTATGAGTAGACCAAGGTCTTTCAGCCCATTTGATTTTGGGCAAGGTGTACCTCAACAAGTCTGGCGACCTGCAGACGCAATTTTTGGATACTAATATGGCATTAATGGACAAACCTCTACCAGATGAAGACTCAGATTCTAGCTTAATTGTACCACTGGACGAAACTGGTGACGTTGAAACAGAAAATACGGAGTATTCTGGTGCAGTTGCGTTTATAAAGTCGCAATATAACCGCGCAAAAGACGCAAGACACGCAGACGAAGAGAGATGGCTAGACGCATACCGTAATTATCGAGGACTTTACTCCAGTGAGGTGCAATTTACCGAAACTGAGAAGTCTAAAGCTTTCATAAAAATCACAAAAACCAAGGTTTTAGCGGCATATGCTCAAGTAGTGGACGTATTGTTTGCAGGTAGTAAGTTTCCAATTGGAATTGAGGCTAGAAAGTTCCCAAATAACGTAGCAGATACGGTATCATACAATCCCAACGCACTTACTGAAGAAAAAATCAAAGAAGAAGCAGGTATAGACTATAAAATACCTAATAATATAGTCAGACCCGACCTCGCAAAAGACTTAGGGGTCTACAAAGAAGATTTAGCGGTAATCGAGGACGATTTAGAGCTAGGTGCAGGTAAATTGCCAGGATCTATTACTTATGAACCTGCAAAAGTAGCTGCCATGAAGATGGAAAAGCTGATGCACGATCAGCTAGACGAAAGTGAAGCCCCGAAACACCTTAGATCACTGGCAAACGAGCTTGTTCTGTTTGGAACTGGTGTGATGAAGGGTCCATTCGCCCAATCTAAGGAATATCCACGTTGGACTGAGGATGGTGACTACGATCCAATAATGGAAACCATTCCTAAGATGGAATCTGTGTCTATTTGGGATTTCTACCCAGATCCTGACGCAAGAAATATGTCTGAAGCAGAATACACTATCCAACGGCATAGGATGAACCGCACTCAGCTTCGTACTTTGAAGAAACGCCCTCACTTCCGCAACGAGTCTATAGAACTAGCCCTTGAATACGGACCAAACTACGAGCGTAGTTACTGGGAAGATCACATGGAAGATGACGGTGTCAGCCATGAGATGGAGAGATATGAAGTATTAGAATACTGGGGAATATTAGATACTGAGTTAGCAGAAGAAGCTGACATAGATATTCCAAGGAAATTAGCAAAACAGGATGAGATCCAAGTAAATATCTGGATTTGTAATGGACAGATCCTACGACTAGTTCTCAATCCGTTTACTCCTAGTCGCATTCCCTACTTAGCTGTTCCCTATGAGATTAACCCCTACTCTTTCTGGGGTATTGGGGTTGCGGAAAATATGCAAGATACGCAGCTACTGATGAATGGATTTATGAGAATGGCTGTAGATAACGCAGCCCTATCTGGCAACTTAATTTTCGAAGTAGATGAGACAAACCTAGTACCAGGACAGGACATGTCTATATACCCAGGCAAAGTCTTCCGTAGGCAGTCAGGCGCACCTGGACAAGCCATCTATTCAACCTCTCCGAAGAATACCGCACAAGAGAATTTGTACCTATTCGACAAGGCTAGACAGTTAGCAGATGAAGCTACTGGTATACCTAGCTACTCACATGGTTCTGGAGCCGTTGGCGGTGTAGGACGAACTGCGTCAGGTATGTCGATGTTGATGGGGGCGGCTGCACAAAATATTAAAGCAGTAGTTAGAAATGTCGATGACTACCTACTAGGACCACTAGGTAAAAGCCTATTTTCCTTCAACATGCAGTTTAACTTTGATCCTGAAATGCTTGGAGACTTGGACGTAAAAGCCAGAGGTACTGAAAGCTTGATGCGGAACGAGGTACGAAGCCAACGTCTACTACAGTTTATGCAGATGACAGGCAATGAGCAGATGGCTCCGTTTATTAAGTATGACTACATACTCAGAGAACTTGCAGCATCGATGGATCTCGATGAAGAAAAAATCTTAAACGATCCTAGAGAGGCAGCTATCCAACAGAAAATGATGGCAGAGATACAGGCGATGATGCCTCAACAACCTGCCCCACCACCAGACGCTGCAGCCTCTGCAGTACCCCCAGTGTCTGATCCTACAGGAAATGGCGGTGGAACAATAGTTCAAGGACAAGCTCCTGAACCAGATGCTGCAGGATTCACTGGTCAAGGTGGCGGTGATAATGGCGGTAATCCACCACAACAACAGCAAGGAATAATACAATGAAATACTGCAAAACCTGCAACTCAAAAGCTCCCTGTAAAAAAGCAAAGAAGTGCATGAAGAGATAGTAATGGATAAAACATTTTATCAGTCGTTATTACCCTTAGTAAACGACAAACTACAATACGAAACCTTAAAACATTATGCTGATCAACGGATAGAGTTTCTACGTAATTTTTTAGAAACCTGCAAGGATCAAAACCGCATCTTAGAAACGCAAGGTGCGATAGCAGAACTCCGTAGAATATCTACGCTCAGAGATGAAGCCATAATGGGTGCAGAATAATATCTACGAAAAAAATATATTATAATTAGGAATATTTTATGGGTGTTCTACAAGACCTATTAGATCAAGATGATAATCCCACTTTTTTAGGCGGTACAGCGGAAGATTGGCAGGGCGAGGCTGACAAGTATAGCCAAGAATATACTCCCTCTGAAATTACGTGGAAGGACGTAGGGAATGTAGTTGCAGACTTCACCCCCATCGTAGGTGACATAAAGGGCGGCTACGAGACAGTAGCCATGATTGGCGAAGAAATAGAGAAGGAAAACCCTAACTGGTATCTTATAGGAGCTATGGGTGGACTTGGGGCTGTAGGCACAATTATAGGTCTAGTTCCAGGTGCAGGAGATGCGGCACAGAAAGCTATAATGTCTGGCGCAAAAATGCTTGCCGACAGAACTAACAAAATTGTAGATGCAATGCCCACATATGATCCTAATGTATTGGGATCTAATCTTGGCAACATAGGTAGAAAAGATCCTAGTAAAGTAAATAAAGAGGTCTTAGATCCTGCAGGTCTAAGTGAAACCAGACTACCTACTTATGCAGATGAAGTACCTAAAAACTCTGTACCCAAGGGTAATCTAATACCTAAAAAAGACGTTACTATTGATGAATTACAGAGCGAAGGTGCAGTCTTCCAAATGGCTCAGGGGGATCGTACTGCTACGGACGAAACCCTACTTGGGGTAGGAAATATTACTTTCCAGAACCCTGTAGATTTAGACGGTGGTAGGGGCTTTATGCGTAACCCTTACACTGGATTGTGGGCTTCTGATGAAAAAGTTGCAGGTAAAATAACAAGTCTGGCAGAACGTATTGCTGACAAGGGTGGTAATCCCAATATCTTGTATGCTTCTATGGCAGGTCAGTCTGGTGATTTTAGCACCATGATGAG